GGACCCCTCGCGGGGTCCCTGCTCTCGCTCCGATAGGAGCGAGTCCCTTTCCGATTGGAGGTGGATTGATGCTAGACATAAGTCTAGTTGCGAGCAAGCACTACCATTATTTGCCTGTTTCCTACTTACCGCAAGGTAGGATGGGAATAGGCCCGGTGCCAGGTTTCGGTGTTTATTCTGGGGGAATTCTCATTTCCCTAGATCCCGATCCCATGGCCCCCGTGGAAACCGAGGTTCAAGAAATACCCTTCGGGTATCTTGACCAAGGTGACCACACGTGGGGGAGACTGCGCGACAAGGATGTACAACACCTTGGCGCCAACGGTCACATCGTGATTGGTAGTTCGAACCTTTCAGGCACCACCATACCCTTCGTAGGAACGTTATACGAAGGTGCTGGCCACAGTTTTAAAGCTCAATCTGTGGTCCCATGGGGGAATACGTCTGAAATGACCGGAGCTTATCCCGTATCGAACTATACTCATCCAACCATGGGCCGTGTTATTAGCCCATCTGGTTGGTTTCAGTATGTTCAAGGGATAGCGTTTCTGGGTGAGTATGCAGTGTTTTACTGCATTCCTGCCCCGTTTCGCCTCGAGTACCCCGATCAAGGGTTCGGTGTCACGTACACGATGCCTTCATCTGTGCAAATCTTCCGCAGGAATGCGGTCACAGGTGTCGTCACGACGTCTGGCGTGAAAACGCCAAATGCCGTGGGTCAGTACCAGACTCCGTCTGGTAACTTCACCATCGGTACGTTGATAGCTTCTCCCAGTAATTGGGGATGGTCGGTCGAAGGGGCTACAAGCCCATGGACTGACTTTCCCGATTCTGGGGGAGACCTCTCTGCCTATAGGGATTGGATAGTAGACCAGTTCGAGAGTGGCCAAATGGCCCAACTCATCGCGGTGGCCTACGCATCTAGCCCAGCCGAAGATCTTTTCGGCGATTTAGGCGTTGAGATCTGCAAGCAACAGCGGTACGTGGACGGTGATGTTCTTCTCACCGTCTTTGACCTATTACGCACTGGCGACATGGCCAAAGGCTTTGCGAAGCTCCGGAATTCTTTCCAGGGTGACGCTGCCAAATTGGCCTTTCAGCTACGACATGGTGATCCCAGGAAAGATTCTGGGTACGTCATGCGCGTGGCGAAAGATTTCGCTAGTGGGTTCCTAGGTGCGAAGTATGGGATTGCTCCCAACTACGCTGATGCTACCAAGTTTGGTGAGGCTCTGGGAAAGCGATTTCTTGATTTCGCTTCTAATCCCGAGCTAAGCCAACGGCAGCATTCACGACGTACCACTACGGAGGCAGGGCTCTTCGGTTCCCCTATAACCACGACGCATACTCTAACTGTTGAGAATGCGAAGTGGCCTGCGGGTATCGTTGAGGACTACATGAAGGAGATACGCGATCTTAAGCGTTGGGGATTGTATCCCAACACGCGTACTCTCCTTGATGCGGTTCCGTACTCATTTGTCGTAGACTGGGCTATTAACCTAGGCTCGACGTTCAAGCAGGTCGACATGCATTTTGACAGGCAGTACTTTCCTGTCGATCATGTCGTATCTAGCTTGAAACGGGTACTTTCCCTGTCATCGGAAGTCTTATGGCCGGGATATCCGGCAAGCGGCGTAGTAGAATTTAGTTACTACAGCCGTTTCTGTGCATCAGAGGTTCCTCTACCTCAAGTTTCAGTCGGGTGGGGCGACGGTCCGTGGCAACATTGGACCGAAGCAGGTGCGCTTGTTGTTCAGCGCACGCGCTAGTGAGCCCCGGAATCATCCGGCGTCAACTAGTGCAACAGGGGAAATCATTCCCCATTGACGGAGGTGTTGAAAACCTCTAGAAAGGAGTAACCATGACCAAGTCTATAGGTCACGGGTACACCGACACTGTTATCAGCGGCGTGCCGTCTCTGACGGTGGGCATTCCGGTCGTGAACTACGAGGAGGACTATCGTCCCCTTTCGGAGTCACCGACCGAGTCCATCATCACGAACGTCATGTCACCGATCGATCAGCCGTCGACGTTCCGTTTTGCCGTGAGGCAGAACAAGAACATCTATGCGGGGATGGATATCAATCCATCGTCGCAGTTGCCCGATCGCTCGGGCGTCGACGTGCTGAGCCAGGTTCGCGAGGTGTACTCATTTGAGGACACCTTGAACCCTGGCGTTCGGTTGCTCTTCCCGGGTTCGGCTGGCATGACTGTCAGCCTTCCCAACTTCGTGGAGTTCACGCCTGACATGGCGCTGGCTCTCGCGATGCGGTGCGTTGCCGGCCTCTTTGAACAAGGGGTCGTCACCAGCACGGGAATTGCAGCTCTCCAACGCGGCGTGCTGACGAAGAAGGCCATGTAGATGGTTCCCATGCGAAGAGATTTCGTATGGGCCATCGTGGTCATCGTCAGCATCCTGTCAACTATGGGCGTTGTCAATGTGAAGCCGGAGCAGGATTCTTCTGTCACGCAGAGTGTAAGAACTCAGCGTGAGAAGATCATGACCCTTAAGGGGTCCTTCGTCGAAAGTTCGACGACTACTTCGATCACGTTGACATGCCCCTAATCGAGGAGTGTGTCGGTATGTCAAGTTCCATAAACCGCGAACTAAGCTCGTGGAAAGACGTCTTGGCAAAGCTAAGGCGCGAGGATTCGACCTGGCGGGGCTCAGCCTTGTCAGAAAGAGACCATCTTTCGTACACGGAAGCTATTATGTGTACGGCTATGGTTTTGTCGGATCTGTCCAATCGGTACAGGGGATGTGGCACATACCGTGACCACGTCGCGTGGGCCCTTAATTGCGGCTCACTGGACGTGGATCAGGTCGGCCACTTTCTATCGGATGCCATCGATCTCTTCCTCTCCACGACAGAGTTTCATTACTCTGAAGATGGATTCGAAGCGTACGGTGGCTTTGCCAAGTGGTTTAAACTCCATTTGGCCGAGAGATATGCCTTTGCGGGCAAGTTTCTCGCTCCGATCGTTGGTGCGCTAGACCACTACGGGAGTGACCCAACTCCTGCTTCCTTCTACCCTGTCTACCAGTTCCTTGCTTTCATGACTCACCTTTCCCTTCTCGACCTTAATCAGGTCGAGGAGCTAGAGGAGGGCTATTTGCAGCAAGAAGAACTGTTAGCGCAACAGGACATCCCCTTTCGCGTTGGTTCAGAGTCTGAACCAGATCATGCGAGAGTGGCTTGCGTCGATGAGGTTGGATGCATCAGTACTTACTGGTGCTTCCACCTCGACGCCGATCGTCAACTCTGGACGCAAGTCGCTGAATGCGACCGTAATCCCGGGTCATGCGAACGGTTCCGTTGCGGAGCTAGCTGGTGACACATCGCTTTATTCGAAGTATCGGTTCGTAAGTCCCGATGCTTTGATTCGCTATGTGTTCAGCAAGTTCTCTGGTCTTGATGCCGATACCTTTTGTCCTTGGCGTAGCGATGTACCAACGTCGCGTACCTCGCAGATTGTCTTTGTGGCGAAATCCATGAAGACGAAACGCGTGATCTCCAAGGAGCCCGTCACTCTGATGTACTTTCAGAAGGGCGTGGACAGGCTAATACGTGAGTATATAGCCTCTCATAGGTATCTTTCCGAGCATATCGATCTGAGAGATCAGTCGAAGCAAGGGAAGATGGCAATCAAGGCAAGTCTCACACGTCAGTTCGCCACGGTCGACTTGTCGGCCGCTAGCGATTCTGTTTCGTGGGACTTGGTGAAGGGGGTGTTCCGTGGTACGCCGCTCTATCCGTTCCTGGTAGCCCTGCGCTCAACGAGCACAGAACTGCCTTCTGGAACGGTAGTGCGGGTTGCGAAGTTTGCGCCAATGGGGAGTGCTTTGTGCTTCCCTGTTGAAACGCTTGTCTTTGCATGTATCATTGAGCATACTTTGCGCTTCGTACACGACGGGTCCTACGAAACGTGGGACGCTTTCCGTGTGTACGGTGATGACCTCATCGTGCCAGACGCCTGTCTTGGCGAGCTGGTTGTCAACCTACGTCGATGCGGATTCCGCATTAACGATGGTAAGACATTCCACGGCACATCGCGATTTCGTGAATCATGCGGTGTGCACGGGTACGATGGAGTTGACGTGACTCCCATGAGAATCAGCCGTAGATATTCCGGCTGTGGGATAACGTCTTCGTCACCATCTGCATTTGCAGGCATCCAGGACATGGCAAATTCTGCCTATGTCTCTGGTTTCCAGCTGCTTCGCCGCTTCCTTGTTGATAAACTCATCAATGGAAGCCAGCTCGTTCCTCTTTTCTCGGAGGACGGTGCTGTTGGCCTGATTTCACCGATGCCTGATAACTTCCGATTGGCCCGTCGGGTCAATAAGAAGTGGCAACGATTGGAATTCAGAGCTGCTGGGGTTCGGACGTCTTACACTCAACCTGAGAATTCTCTTGCCGTAACTGGCAAGTCAGTCTCTGGTTTCGCACTCGACGCCGAATTGCTTGCTGTCGTTCCTGACGATGTCAGGTATTTTGAGTGGTTACGTCGCGGGTACCTCCGTTCCTTTGGCTATTGCATCCGTAAGGATGTCGATGGTCGAGAGTACGAGTACTACGCTTCTGACCCATTCGACCCTGATTTTCGGATCGACGTACAGATCGGACGCGCATCTACCTCTGTCAAAAGGCGATGGGTTGGTTCCCCATCTTGACAGGTAGATCCCACCCTTAAATTCCTTAGGAGTGGGTAGTAGGTGGAGATGGGACAGCCCTCACCATATCGGTGGGGGTTGTGGGGCAGAAGCTTCCATGCCTCACATGTTCTCAAGGGACGATGTCAATCGCCTGGGGGATATCATTACCTCCTTTCGGTTTTCCTCGGAACTTGTGTGTGGCTGAG